GGTCTTTATCAGAAAGAAGAAATAAAATTTTGACAGAATTAAAAGCTTATGGAAAAAAAATTAATATTATAAAATTATGGGGAGATGACCGTGACATGGAATTAGCTAAATGCAAGGTTATTATAAATATACATTACGCAGACGATTATAAAATTTTTGAAAGTGCTAGATGTGAACCGTGGTTAAAGTTAGGATTTCAAGTAATAAGTGAGAAAAGTTTAGATGACGATCCGCGTTGTATTATTTCAGATTATGATTTATTAGTTCAAACTGTTATAAAATATCTTGATAAAAATTGAATAGTTTACACCAAGATTTTCCAATGAGTTGAACTAATAAACCAAAATTTATATGGACCGAAAGCATATTGTAGACCAAAAATACTAGACCGACCGTGAAAGTCAGTATTATAGCCAAATAATAGGTTAACTACTAAAGCAGTGGAATAACCGTAAAACTAATATTGAGACATAAATATGGTTTAAATATAAGTGTCCCATTATTAAAAATCTGACTGTAAATTATAAGTGTTTAAAAAAATTCTTTTATAATAAGATTAATAATAAAAATAATGCTATTATAGGGATTGATATAACTAATGCAATAACATATAGTTTATTAAAGTTTTTAACGGGTGTAGGTATAGAAATTGTTGTCAATGGAACTTCTGTAGTTGTAAACGGGATTTCCACGCTTACAGAAGTTGTTTCTGGAATTTCTATAGCTATCAATGGGATTTCCACGCTTACAGAAGTTGTTTGTGGAATTTCTGTAGTTGTCTTCGGAATTTCTATAGCTATCAACGGGATTTCCACGCTTACAGAAGTTGTTTCTGGAATTTCTGTAGTATAATTTGTCGACGGAGTCTTCGTAGTAGCGGACGGAATTTCTGTAGTTGTAAATGTAGAATTTGTCGACGGAATTAACGTAGCCGTTGTAGAAGATTCGGTTAAAATATTCTCTCCATATATATTAATATAAAATTGTTGAGGAGTCTGCAAAGAACCTGGATATTTTAAATTTAAATATATTGTATCTTGTGGTGATAATCGAGTATTTAAACTCGTTCCTTTGTTGTCTAGAGTCAAATATGCTGGATAAAAATATAACATTACAGATTTAGGATCAAAGTTACTACCGTTAATTTCTGTTTTATCGTATTTATTTAATATTTGACTATCTGTTTGCTGTTGATTCCAACCTTGTGTACTTTGTGCCCAATTATAAACTTCTTGAACATTCCAATTAATAGGATCTCCAAGAGGTGATTGATGTTCGTGGATCATTCCCCCAACTGCATGTCCAAATTCATGTAATACGACAGATACTTCAAACCAGCCAAAATTCATCGTTGGTTGAGTTTTCTGGATGTATTTACAATCTGTTCCTATATATGACCACGAACCAGAATTTAAATCAAACGCAATTCTGATATCGGAATTGTTAATATTAGATACAAAAACAAAATTTAAATTAACTATTGATTTAAATCTTTCATTAATAATTCTTTTGATCATATCCCGTATATTTGTATAAGTAAAAGATGTACTATTTATTACAGTTTGTAATGGATCTAATTTAATTAAATTCCCATTATAATCATATATAGGTCTAGAAGGATATTTAACTATTTCAATATTACTTGGAGGAGTTCCAATGTATATATTAATTGTAGAGCCAACAGGCCATTCTTTATCATTATAAAAAGCTGCTTTTAATTTCTGATACTCGTTTAATGATCTACTTTCCATTCTTATAGAATTAAGTTGATTTTGAGTATCAGGAAGTTCTTTTTGTACGCATATTTTAAATTGTCCAAACGAATTCATTTATTATTATTTTTAAATTTTAAAAACATTCTTTTTAAAAAGTACGAAGTGTAAAATATAAAATCTGAAATATTATTTTTAAAATGTTTTAAGTTTAAAAATAAATTTTTTAATTACTTTCTATAAATTTATATATTTTTTTAGAAATATGTATTATTTTAACCGGAGTATATTCTTTTTTTTGCAATATTTTTTCTACAAAGTTCCCATACCTTTCTTTGTATCGTTTATACGATAATCTAGAGTCTTTTAATAATAGTTTTTTTGTAGTATATAAGAAATCTTGAATATTATCATTATTTATAGTAATATAAATTATTGGTTTTTGCGTATAAAAGTGATATCCATAGTACTGTATTACATCTTCGTGATATACGTATATTTCAGCAGGTAAATAGTTCTTTAAATCGATAATTTGATTTGGAAAATTTTTATACAGATATTCAAGATAAAACAATTTTCTTAGTTTTCCTTTAAATAAGAAATAAAAAGTATCGAGATATTCTTTATTGACAAGTGCCAACCTGAATTTATCCTCATCATGTACAAAAGAATACAAGTTTATAATAACATCTTTAAATAAAATATTCATGTTTATTATTATAATTATATTTGTGTTCTTTTAGAATACATTTAATTTTTTTGGAAAGGTATTTAATTTGTATATACAGAATATATACAAATTATAAATTTTAGTTGTATTTACAATTTTATTTTACAATTATTTACACTTTTTCAACCTAATAATGTCTCAGAACTACGAAAAATTCCGTACTTACACTACCGTACCTCTTGTTGATTTTTTCTATTTGGGAATTTGTATAGGATATGAGTTGATCTGCATTCGTAAAAAATGTATCGAAATCTCTATCTGTTAGTAGATTTCTGAAAAAATCATTCATTACATTCACAAACATGTTTAGAATGTGAAATATATGATTATTTTTCTCATCTTTCTTAATGCGTTTTTTTAGAGTTGCTTTCCAAGTATTTTCATCGATATCACTGACTAAATACGAAACCCCTAAATCTTCCCTTTCGAAATTATCTAGCGTTCTTGGAAGTACAGGAATCATAACTCTATTAACATGATCCATTAACTGATGATATCTATCGATTTTATTGTCAGTTCTATAGATACCATCAGTGAATGGAATTAATGTTATCAAATCCAAAGCATCCACTGTTCCGCACGGATTGTCATTAACTTCTCTAGGAACAACACCATTATTTACACGTCTCATGTACGCATAATATTCGGGACTTGTGTTTCTGCTATTTGGTATTTCCTTCCCAGACACCCAGTCAAATCCTATGTTGCAACAAGTAGTGAACATATGATTACAACCAATAAATCTATGGATAGGTATACCACATTTCGGACAAGGTTTACAATCTACTTTTAACAGAGCAATAGTAGCTTTTTCAGCTTCATCACACACATGTTCTTTGTCGGTCTTTGAATTCTTTTTAACATGACAATCAGGACAGAAAAATTCACTACAAATTCCACACTTCCAAGCAGTCGATAGAAAACCGCGACATTCAGAATCGGGACATTTTTTAATAAATTTCTTTTCTTCATTTACAACATGTTCATCAAGCCCATGATTTCGATTGAAATTAAAACCATTTCTAATTTGATACAGATCAAGACATAGTGTGTTTATTTCTTTGTTAACCTCTAACTTCGTTCTGATCGTTTCGACAGTTTTTACGCGAAATTCCTGCATCTCTGGTTTATTCTGTCTTCGATTTTTTGGTTTGAAAAACTTATTATAGAAGCTCTGTGTTAATTGTTTTTTAATATTACCTAATGTAATTTCGTCTTCAGTATTACAAATAACGCATTTAGTATCATTTGCAACTAGACATAACTTGAAGCAGTTGTCACATTTTGACAAATTACATCTATTACAAGAAGATATTGCACTATTTTTCATACACAAAGAACATATAGGCAATAAACCGGTAGCTCTTTCTAAAAAGCGCCCCCAATTAGTAGGTTTTATGTGATTTGGGTTTGAAAATGGATTTCGACCAGTAATACCGAATAAATTGTAAACTGTTTCCAACTCGAAATGAGATCTATTAATTTTCTCAGAAATTATATAAAAGTCTTTTTTTCTATTTGTTAGTTCCGTGGTATAGTTTCGAGTGCGAATAATAGCGTCAGCTTGTTCTTGAAGATTTGGAAGTTCACTTTTTGCTCTGTCAACGTTAATTCCAGCACGATAATCCATATATTCCGCATAGAATTTTTTGGTTGTATTATCGTTGATGGACTCTAAAGATATATCTTTTTTACACCACATACACACAGGAGAAAGCCCAGAATACATTATAAATCTAGTAAAACACTTACTACAGCAGGATTGTGAGCAAACTTCAAATGTGCATGTGATTTTTTTATGAGTGCTTTTATTCATAACTTCTCCACAAATTTCACACTCTTCTTTTAACGGTCTGGATGTTACAATATTCGTTTGATTCATAGTCATAGTCATAGTCGTATTAATTTGTTCGGTCATACCGGTAAAATTTAAGTGTGAAATACTTTTAAAAATTCAATTTTTTTATATAAATATAATCTTAAAAGTGAATTTAAAATTTAAAATTATTATATTTTCAATTATAATAAAAATGAGAGGAACGTATAAAAATTCTAAAGAAGTTTTAGCACCCCCTTCAAGTGGTAATGTTACTCCGAACACAGTAGTTAATAAGGGTCAAGTAAAACCGGCTGGCTTGTGTCCTAAAAAAAATTATTTTGTGCAGTCGGATGAAAATTATGTATTTCTTTCTGGAACAGTTCGACCGCCGTTTGAAAGAGAATTTAATATGGACGGGGTAACTTAAATAAATTTAACTATATTTTTATTATTATATAATAAATGACAGAACGCATATTGTTGATATTATCTTTTATATGTATATTTATATCTTCGATATTGTTATATTTAGCTACTAAATATAGGAAAAAATATAACCCAACTACTACACCTTCAAAATAAATTTTAAAAAATATCGTAAAACTGCAATCTATATTGTGTACATAATTTATTATGTCCTATTTCTATACTATCATTTTTATAATTATATTCACGACTACATATTAGACAAACAAAAGAACCGTAATATTTATTACAAATTTGAATTTAATTGACAAAATAAACATTGATACATCATTGTATATACCGAACCCATTTATATATTTTTGAAATTATATTTTTAAATTATATAATAAATGAAGTATGAAGATTTATTTATTATATTATTAGTTGTTGCATTGATAATATTTATTTTATATTCTTGTTACAGATCCCTTGTAAATATTTGTAACGGTGACGAAAGTCTTGAATATTTAATTTATAATAATCCTGATTTTAAAGAAGACACTGATAAAACTGTTATGATAATTGCTGGAACACATGGTAATGAACCAGCCGGTCATTATGCTATTAATAATCTTATACAAGAATTAAATAATGGTACAAAAAAAATTATTAAAGGTCGATTGATACTTGTTCCGAGTGTTAACTATTGTGCGTTGAAAGTACACTTAAGATTTATCCCATTTATAGGAGACATAAACAGAAAGTATCCGACAAAAATAGATCAAAACATATCAAGTAAAATTAATAAACAGATTGTAAAACTACTTGATAAAACAGATTTTATTTTAGACTTTCACGAAGGATGGGGATTTAATAGACAAAATTCAGACAGTATAGGTTCGACATTCACTCCAACTAATACTGATATATCACACGACCTATCAACAATATTATTTACCGATATTAATTTAACCGTGACAGATGATTATAAGAGATACAGAATAATAACAGATAATGAGGATTTAGTAAAATCAAATCCTGATATGTACTTAAAAAATGAAAATATCAAAGGAAGCTTGCGTTATTACACGAATCTACTAAATAAAGATTATATATTAGTTGAAACAACTGGTCAGAATGATATTCAACCTTTGAACGTTAGAATAAAACAAAGCACAGATATTATAAATACTGTTCTTACACATTTTGATATTATTTAAAAAATAATTACAGTTTTATTGAATATAGATCACGGTTTATATTTCATCCAGATTTTTTAGAATGAGATTGATAATTTTTTTGTATAAAGTAATTATAATTTTTCTTATATAAATAGAACACATATCTTAATATTATAAAAAATAAAAATAAACATATTTCATGTTTATTTTTAAGATTTCTCATTTAAAAAATCTGGGTTTAATTTTCTTTTACACTTTTATATATACAAAAGTCACTAGTAAAATTATAATAAATTACTATGATATCATTTTTCTTCGGTAGATACACAGGTATAATAGTAAAGTTTTCTGTTTTGCATATTCCTAAAATTGATATTTTATTGGAAGTAATAAGTTTTTTCAACCGAGTTTTGATATTCTTGTGTAAAATTAATAAAGATTGTCTTACTTTTATACAATTATATGTAATAATTAGTTCATTTTCATCATCTTGTATATACAGTAATCCGGAAGAATTAATATATGGTTCAAAAGACACTGTTCCATCTTCTTCATTTGTTTTATATTCATTTTCATAATTATTAAATTCTGCTTTCATAATCGTAATAATTTGATTGTTTACTATTATATTTTTTTCAATTTTATTTTCTACTATTGCAAAATAAAATTGAATTTTAAAAGAGACTTTACACCTTAAATTCAGTGAGTATGTCACATGAAAATATGATTATTGATTATGAAGAACAAGAATATTACGAACACGAATGGGAAACCATGTCATTCGATTTTGGGTTGGACGAAGATAGAATTAACGATGTAATTGATGTTGAATATATCAGAGAATATGTTAATACTAAACCAATTGTTAATAGAGCTCCAATACCTATATCTTTAAGTAAATACCCAGAAAAAATTTTATTGGAAAATTTACAAACTAAACCCGAGGAGGAAAAAGAACAGAAACAAGAAGAAATTGTCGAGAATGAAACTGTTCAACCACGTCTTATCTGGGGTAAGAAAATTAAAATCGACGAAGACAGTGACAGTGACAGTGACAGTGAAATTTCACGTGTTCCAACAGTCACTAAGAGTGATTTAGACTTTCCAACTATAAATCAAGCTTCTATCATGAAAGTCCAGAAGAAGAATACTGATTTTTCTAACGGTTGGATAGAGGTTGGAAAAACTAAAGAACAAATAGCGTTGTCAGATAATAAAGAAATTAAAAATATTTTGAAAAAGACAAAATTATGTGAATCCGTTAAGACAGGTAAACAATGTAGACATGGAAGAAATTGCAGATATGCTCACTCTGTTGAAGAGTTGGTAGTTTGTACTTGTGTTTTTGGAACCGATTGCAAATTTGTGGTTTGTATTAATGGCAATTACAGAAATAATGGGAATAAAAATTGTAGTCATCTACATACTAATGAGAAATTGGAAGACTATTACGTTCGAACTGGTTTGAAGAAGAGAGGACCTCCAACTGAAGAGGAAATGCAGCAAGCATGCGATTATTTTTTCCTTCAATTGGAGAAAGATAAGCTACCAAAGGAAAAGTATAAACATTTCCCAACTTTTCAGTTTAGAAAATTCGAAAATGTCCAAAATAAACCTAAAAAGGTTGCTATCAAGGAACAGCAAAGAAAATTGGTAACCGAATCCCTCGAAACACAGAAAATAAAGCATAAGAATGATATTTCTATTAAACTTCGCCAAGCTAAATTGGAGATTTCTAGAAAGTCTGAAACTATAGATAGGTTCAAGAGAATGACCAATACTCCCGAATTTTACAAGAAACAGATTAAGAAATTAGAATCTGAAATTGCAACTTTGACAAATGATGTTACAGATCTGGAGGAAAGATTGAAAAACGTCGATTCGATGAAAAAGGTGGAAATTGTTCAACCTATCATTGAAGAGAAAAAATCCGAGCCAATAGTTGTGAAAGAAGTAAAGAAACCTGTTGTAAAGAAAGAAGTTTCAGTTGTTCTTGTGTTTCCTCAAAAACCAGTTGAGAATAAATCAGTAAAAATTAAACCAGTCGAGATTAAAGCAGTAGAAATTAAACCAGTTGAGGATGAAGGGTGGGTTGAAGTCAAGAATGTACGAGATAGAGGTTTCGATATTCTTAAGGATAAGACAATAATGGAAACTGTATTGACTTGCACAAGAATGTGCACTTTTGGTAAGGACTGTAAACGGGGTAAAAATTGCAGATTTGCTCACAATAAGGAACAACTAAATGTACGTGTTTGTGCATTTGGAAACTGTTGTAAGTTTGTAATTAGAAATTCTAGAGGATTTGAAAATGTTAACAATGATAGAATCTGCATGAATAAACATCCGGAAGAGCACATCAATAATTTTTACTTCAGAGTTGGAATCGATAAAGTTCCAGTTAGATCTCAACCACAGGTAAAACCTCAACCGATTCTAGTTTCAACTAAACCCGTATTAAATATTAACGCGAAGAGCTAAGTGCTATCACTTAAAATAGTTTTTAATTGTATTTAAAGAGTATTTTTTGTCAAATAAATTATTATATTAGAAAAATAAAATTGAATTTTTAACATTCACATATAAATTATATTT